ACTATAAACCACGCAATCCTAACAAGTACAAAGGTGATCCCGATTGTATTATTTATCGGTCCAGTTGGGAAAGGATGTTCATGGTTTATTGTGATAACAACCCAAATGTGCTGGAATGGTCTAGTGAAGAAGTAGTTATCCCTTACAGATCACCCATAGATGGTCGTTTACACAGATACTATCCTGACTTTCTAATCAAGGTACGCACTGCTAGAGGTGCTACTGATACTATACTTATCGAAGTTAAACCATACGCTCAAACACAACCTCCTACTGTTCGCAGCCGTAAGACCAAAAAGTATATTAATGAGGTTGCTACTTTCGGCATAAACGAGTCTAAATGGAGAGCTGCAAAGGAGTATTGTAAGGATAGAAAGTGGAGATTTGAGATACTGACCGAGAAGAACCTATTTCCCGATAAGTGATGCCTTATAACCCTTTGCAGGACGTCCAGCACACAGGTTACCTTGATTGACATTATTCTCACGGCAGAACTTATTGAGATTGGTTATCGTATGTTGAGAACCATCGGGGAAAGTTACCAGATAAGTCTTTGCTCTTCGTTTAGCATTAGTAGCAGCTGCTTTCTTACCAGCCTCTATTAGTTTCTTTTTGGCTTCTGGATTGTTATCAAGGTATCGTTTGCGACCAATAGACTTCTTCTTCTTGTCTTGTTCTGTTAGGCGCTTACCTTTATTCCAAGGCTCGTGTCCGACAACACGAACACCTTTCAACTCTTTGATAGGAATGTTATACACTATGATAGGGTCATCAAGACCAACACATCCTAATGCATTAGTAAGAGAAGTTGTATTCCAATGCTTGTCTTTGGTATAAATAGTACTCATAAGGATATTTATAAGGAGAAGGCGTATCGTTGCCTATGTCTTCGATAGAATCATCGCACAGGGTGCTAGAGCAGGACAAATACCAGCTCGTACTCAGCAAGCGCGTGACTGGTTCAGAGACAAAGCATCAGGGACCCGTACAACTACTGGTAGACTTATCTCTAGCAGCGATAATGTAGTTGCTAAGCCAGAAGTAGGTGGCATGTTCTTGTTTGGATACGATCCTAAGCATAAGAAGACTCTTCCATACTACGATAGGTTTCCTCTCGTGATACCTGTTGATGAAGCAGAAGGTGGGTTTGTTGGTCTTAACATGCACTATCTTCCCTTGCAGCAGAGAGCTGCACTGATGGATGCTCTGTACAAGACAGTATCTGATCAAAGATATGATGAGAAGACTAGGTTACGTCTAAGTTATAGTATATTGAAAGGTGCATCTAGGTTTAAAGGGTTCAAACCTACCATGAAAAGATACCTTGCCAGCCAAGTCAAGACTAGGTTTATCAAGATAGAACCAGTAGAGTGGGACATTGCTTTGTTTCTTCCTCTACAACGGTTTGAGAAGGCGTCTGCTGCACGTATACATAAAGACTCACTAGGAGCACTACAGTAATGGCTTTTAGGTTAGACGAGATTAGAGGCGATCTGAAGCGTGGTGTTGCGAGAACGTCACACTACGAAATGATCATCGAAGGTAACCGAGAGATCACGTTTAGAACAATTAGCGTCACTGCTCCTGGACGAGGTATTACATCCACTGCGTCAGGTGTGTATGGTGCTATACAGGAAGTGGGATACGGTACAATCTTTTCACCTATCAGTGCTCAAATCTACTGCAGTCCTGATCATACAGAGCGTAAGTTTTTTACTGAGTGGCAAGACAAAGTAGTAGGTCCACATAGGACAGGCAGTGGCTTTGCTACTGAAAGATCGTTTAACGCTGGTTACTACAAAGACTATGTTAAGGACGTAACCATTAAGCAGTATGATGAGAGGGGTTCTAAAACCCATGAAATTAAGCTGAGAGAAGTTTATCCTAAGAATGTAGGAGAACTCAGCTATAGTTATCAAGCTAGTGAGCTTTTGCTATTTACAGTATCGTTACAATATCGATACTTCACTGAATAAATTAGGAGTTAGTTATGGCTTTACCTTTATTAAACACGCCTGAGTTCGAAACAACTATCCCATCATCTAAACAGAGGATCAAGTTTCGACCTTTTCTAGTAAAGGAGGAGAAGGTGCTATTCATGGCACTGCAGGGTGGTGACACTAGAGAGATGACGAACGCTGTACAGAATATTATCGGTACGTGTGTGCTGTCTGAGGGGTTCAATGTATCTGATCTAGCAATGTATGACGTTGAGTATTTGTTCCTAAAGTTAAGAGGTAAGTCAGTCGGTGAGCAAATTGATCTCAGGATCAGACACACAGACGATGATAGTAATTGCAAGCACGTATCAGATGTATCCATAGACATTGATGATATTAAAGTACAGTTCCCAGAGGACTACAATGATAAGATACAGTTGACAGAAAGTGTAGGCATAAAGTTAAAGCATCCAGGCATTAAACACTCTGCGTTGCTTCAAGACAGTGGTTTAGACTTTAACACAGTATTGGAACTTATCAGCGAGTGCGTTGAATGCATCTACGATACTGATAACGTATACGATACGTTTACAAGAGAAGAGATTATTCAGTTTATAGAAGGTCTGAACCAACAGCAGTTTGCAAAGGTACAAAAATTCTTCTCGGACATGCCTAAGTTATCACATACGATTACGTGGACATGTCCAAAGTGTGGAGAAGAAGATAGTATTGTGGTGGAGGGACTCAATAGTTTTTTTACGTAGCGTTCGGCTATGACTCGCTTGCAAACCATTACAATATAAATTTCTCATTGATGCAACATCACAAGTATAGTCTGAACGATCTCGAACACATGATACCTTTCGAAAGACAAATATATGTTGCGTACTTAGCAGCTTACTTAGAAGAAGAAAAACAAAGGCTAGAGAGCAAAAAATGAGCAATATAGAAACTCTTATAGAAACAGTTAAAGCTGAATCGTTAAAAGAACGAATGCTCACTGTGGATCTAATAGACACTATTGCGCCTCAAGAATTAGATACCGAATCTAATAATGAAGAGGAACAGGCTGAGCAAATGCAGCAGGTAGATTTAGGTATTGAATCGTTGGGGTTAATAATATCTGATCAGTTAAACGTAACAAATAGTTTTCTAGATACTCAAACTGGCTGGTTAGAAATGATATACAACCAGTTAATTGATTTCTTTGGTGATGAGGAGCAAAGAGCAAAGAACGCGGAGCGAAAGAAGATTGAAGAAGAACGAGAAAAAGGTTCTGATAGACCCAACAGAGATAGAAAGAAAAAAGATGAAGACAAAGACGAAGACGATGAAGACAGCAATCTAGGCTTTTTTGGTAATATCATTAAATCTTTTAAGAACATTCTAAGAGCTGCAGGTCGGTTAGCTTTAGTGGGGACAGTAGTATTAGCTGCCATTGAAGGTATCACAAATGCATTTGATTGGTTCCAGAATCAAGAAGGAACCTTAGGTGACAAACTGTTGGCAGCTGTAGAGGGATTTTTCGTTGGGGTCGCGACAGTTTTAGCTTGGCCGTTTGACTTCATAAGAGAAAAATTAGCTGCCGGTCTCGAATCTATCTTTGGTGAGAACGATGTAAGTAACTTTTTAGAGAGTTTTACTATCATTGAGGTTCTTACTGATACACTTGATGTGTTCTTTAACCTGATTGAGGACCTCATACAATTCCTCACACCATCGCAAGAAACTTTAGAGGCATTTAAGAGAGGTTTGGATTCTTTAATGACCGGAATTGGTGTTGTCATAGATGCATTGGGATCGGTGGCCAAGTTCTTAGGCATTGATGATCTTGTTTCAAGTGTAAAGGAGTCAACAGATCAATCAGGAGGAGACTTTGTAACTTTATCAGATACAGAGGCTGAGGAAGCTATCAAAAGCGCCCGACAGTCCAAACTATATGATAAGAACATTATAGGAACATCTGAGATTGACAAGTCTAAAGTTGAAGGGGCAACAACTAACCAGTTGCAAGCTATCCTTAATGATGAGGACGTCTCCGATGAAGATCGAACAGTTATAATCAATGAGCTTATAAAGAGAACTGGTAAGCCTGGTTCAGATCAACGAGACACATCAGAGGATGTTCCAACTGGCGCTGATGTGATTACTGTCGAAGAGCAACAGCAGCGAGAGAGACGAGTAATCTCTGAGCGAAATGAAGTTATTTCTGAGCGCCGACGAAGAGCTCTTGGCGATGTTCCAACTGGGAGCGATGTTATAACTGCCAGCGCCGAAGATGTTCCGACAGGTAATGATATTCTACCTCCTAACGTACAACCTGTAACTTCTTTAAATCAAATAACAAGTAAAGAGAGTGCTGAAAGAGTAATAAACTCGTTAACGCCTATGCTATCGGGGGATGTTTCCTCTAGCTCGATAACAACTATGTTAGGCGACAGCGCCTCGTCATTGTCGACGTCTGTAATGACAGGAGCGCTAACCACTTTGTTAGGAGGAGACAGTTCAGCCCTAACCGAAACGACAGAAGGAGATGTAATTACAAACGTAACTCCTGCTGGCGGGTTAGCAATGTCTCCGGTCGGCCGGGCATCCACAGAGGTTGCTGCTGCTAAAGACAAGCCACCTGTTGTAGCCATGGGTGGATCAACTACTAGCATACAGAACAACGTTTCTAGTCCCAACGTGCACAACTACGGAAGCATGAGTGCTAGGTCTAATGACTTGTCAGCACAGAGACTCAAAGATCACATGATGGCATAAAAAAAGGGGCCTCTCGGCCCCTTCGCTCAGTCGTCTTGAGCTAACTTTTCAAAGAATGACATTCCGTCGTCATCATCTTCACTAGTGGACCAGGGTAGGTCTTCATCTGCTGTTGCAGCTACAGGCTCTGGTGCTGCAACCTCCTTAGCAACTACAGGAGCAGGCTCCGCATCTTCTACGGTAGCACTTCGGTCGGTCATATCACTACCATCCAAACCAAGTACACGGTTCAGCTTAGCCTGAAGCTCTTCGTATGACTTAAAGTT